ACTTAAGATAGATATTAATATATATCTATTACACTAGCCTTGCGCTAGATTTTTAACTTAACAAAACGGACTTAAATACCTACAGCTGGTCCTCATAGGTGTTCCATTGCAGTGCACTTTAGTGCCCTGGATGGCACCTGGCCACCTGTCAGGTTTTTGTTATTAAAATCTTATTGTTGCTGGTATCACTGCTTGTTTTGCCGTGTCTCACTTTATACATCTGTTGCTTGGGCTACCTAGTGTCCAGCGTCCTACGGGCGTCGTGGCTGGTTCGAGTGCGAGGAACCTCTGGTTCATCTAGCGGTAGGCGGGTGTGTGGAAGTAGCACTTCAGACGTACCGGTTCTGTTGTGTGAAATACGGGGTCACCTCCCCCCACATACCTCTAAGGGCTTTTGAGCCTAGCGTTGGGCTACGTTCTCGCATAAGGTCGGCTATACGACGTTTGTAGGGGGTAGTGCCAAACAACCCCTGAGGTGACAGGTTCTGGTGGTGTTTAGTGAGCAGACATACAATAGACAGTGACAACATGGCTTCAAGCCTAAAACAGGGAGTATCTCCCAAACCACGGGATGTCATTCTTGTGTCCAAAGACATCCCTGAACAACTTTGTGACGCTTTGTTTTTCTATACGTCACATAACCCTAAGGATTACGCTGATGCTTTTGCAGTTAGGCAGAAGTTTGACCGTAGTCTCCAGACTGGGAAACAGTTCAAATTTGAAACTGTGTGTGGTCTCTTCCTCTTGAAGGGAGTTGACAAAATAACACCTGGCGTCCCAGCAAAAGTTTTAAAAGCCACTTCTAAGTTGGCAGATTTAGAAGACATCTTTGGTGTCTCTCCTTTAGCGCGGAAGTACCGTGAATTGTTGAAAACAGCGTGTCAGTGGTCTCTTACTGTAGAAGCACTGGATGTTCGTGCACAAACTCTCGATGAAATTTTTGACCCCACTGAAATACTTTGGCTTCAGGTGGCTGCAAAAATTCATGTTTCATCTATGGCAATGCGCAGGCTTGTTGGAGAAGTAACTGCAAAAGTCATGGATGCTCTGGGCTCAAACTTGAGTGCTCTTTTTCAAATTGTTAAACAACAAATAGCCAGAATCTTTCAAAAGGCACTGGCTATTTTTGAGAATGTGAATGAATTACCACAGCGTATTGCAGCACTTAAGATGGCTTTTGCCAAGTGTGCTAGGTCAATTACTGTTGTGGTTGTTGAAAGAACTCTAGTTGTTAAAGAGTTCGCAGGAACTTGTCTTGCAAGCATTAATGGTGCTGTCGCAAAATTCTTTGAAGAGTTGCCAAACGGCTTCATGGGTTCTAAGATTTTCACAACACTTGCCTTCTTTAAAGAGGCAGCTGTGAGAGTTGTGGAGAACATACCAAATGCACCGAGAGGTACTAAGGGATTTGAAGTTGTTGGCAATGCCAAAGGCACACAGGTAGTTGTGCGCGGCATGCGAAATGACTTAACATTGCTTGACCAAAAAGCTGATATTCCTGTTGAACCAGAAGGTTGGTCTGCAATTTTGGATGGACATCTTTGCTATGTCTTTAGGAGTGGTGATCGCTTTTATGCTGCACCTCTTTCAGGAAATTTTGCTTTGAGTGATGTTCATTGCTGTGAGCGTGTAGTCTGTCTATCTGATGGTGTAACACCGGAGATAAATGATGGACTCATTCTAGCTGCAATCTACTCTTCTTTTAGTGTCTCTGAGCTTGTAACAGCTCTTAAAAAGGGTGAACCATTCAAGTTCTTGGGCCATAAATTCGTGTATGCGAAGGATGCAGCAGTGTCTTTTACTTTAGCGAAGGCTGCCACTATTGCAGATGTCTTGAGGCTGTTTCAATCAGCTCGTGTGATAGCAGAAGATGTTTGGTCTTCATTTACTGAAAAGTCTTTTGAATTCTGGAAGCTTGCATATGGAAAAGTGCGCAACCTTGAAGAATTTGTGAAGACCTATGTTTGTAAGGCTCAAATGTCGATTGTGATTCTAGCAGCAGTGCTTGGAGAGGACATTTGGCATCTTGTCTCACAAGTCATCTATAAATTAGGTGTTCTTTTTACTAAAGTCGTTGACTTTTGTGACAAACACTGGAAAGGTTTTTGTGTACAGTTGAAAAGAGCTAAGCTCATTGTCACCGAAACCTTCTGTGTTTTAAAAGGAGTTGCACAGCATTGTTTTCAACTGCTGCTAGATGCAATACACTCTTTGTACAAGAGTTTTAAGAAGTGTGCACTTGGTAGAATCCATGGAGATTTGCTCTTCTGGAAAGGAGGTGTGCATAAAATTGTTCAAGATGGCGATGAAATATGGTTTGACGCCATTGATAGTGTTGATGTTGAAGATCTGGGTGTTGTTCAGGAAAAATCGATTGATTTTGAGGTTTGCGATGACGTGACACTTCCAGAAAACCAACCTGGTCATATGGTTCAAATAGAGGATGATGGTAAGAACTACATGTTCTTCCGTTTTAAAAAGGATGAGAACATTTATTATACACCAATGTCTCAACTTGGTGCTATTAATGTGGTTTGCAAAGCAGGCGGTAAGACTGTCACCTTTGGAGAAACTACAGTACAAGAGATACCACCACCTGATGTCGTGCCTATTAAGGTTAGCATAGAATGTTGTGGTGAACCATGGAATACGATCTTCAAGAAGGCTTATAAAGAGCCTATAGAAGTAGATACAGACCTCACAGTAGAACAATTGCTCTCTGTGATCTATGAGAAAATGTGTGACGACCTTAAATTGTTTCCAGAGGCACCAGAGCCTCCACCATTTGAGAATGTCGCACTTGTTGATAAGAACGGTAAAGATTTGGATTGTATAAAATCTTGCCATTTGATCTATCGTGACTATGAGAGCGATGATGACATCGAGGAGGAAGATGCTGAGGAGTGTGACACAGACTCAGGTGAAGCTGAGGAGTGTGACACTAATTCAGAATGTGAAGAAGAGGATGAGGATACTAAAGTGTTGGCTCTTATACAAGACCCGGCAAGTATTAAATACCCTCTGCCTCTTGATGAAGATTATAGCGTCTATAATGGATGTATTGTACACAAGGACGCTCTTGATGTTGTGAATTTACCATCTGGTGAAGAAACTTTTGTTGTCAATAACTGTTTTGAGGGAGCTGTTAAACCACTTCCACAGAAGGTAGTTGATGTTCTTGGTGACTGGGGAGAGGCTGTTGATGCGCAAGAACAACTGTGTCAACAAGAGCCTCTGCAACATACCTTTGAAGAACCAGTCGAAAATTCTACTGGTAGTTCTAAGACAATGACTGAACAAGTCGTTGTAGAAGATCAAGAACTACCTGTTGTTGAACAAGATCAGGATGTAGTTGTTTATACACCTACAGATCTTGAAGTTGCAAAAGAAACAGCAGAAGAGGTTGATGAGTTTATTCTCATTTTTGCTGTTCCTAAAGAAGAAGTTGTGTCCCAGAAAGATGGGGCACAGATTAAACAAGAGCCTATTCAAGTTGTTAAACCACAACGTGAGAAGAAGGCTAAAAAGTTCAAAGTTAAACCAGCCACATGTGAGAAACCTAAATTTTTGGAGTATAAAACATGTGTGGGTGATTTGACTGTTGTAATTGCCAAAGCATTGGATGAGTTTAAAGAGTTCTGCATTGTAAATGCTGCAAATGAGCATATGACTCATGGTAGTGGCGTTGCAAAGGCAATTGCAGACTTTTGTGGACTGGATTTTGTTGAATATTGTGAGGACTATGTTAAGAAACATGGGCCACAACAGAGACTTGTTACACCTTCGTTTGTCAAAGGCATTCAATGTGTGAATAATGTTGTAGGACCCCGCCATGGAGACAACAACTTGCATGAGAAGCTTGTTGCTGCCTACAAGAATGTGCTTGTAGATGGCGTAGTCAATTATGTTGTGCCAGTTCTTTCATTAGGAATTTTTGGTGTAGATTTTAAAATGTCAATAGACGCAATGCGTGAAGCTTTTGAAGGTTGCACCATACGCGTTCTTTTGTTTTCTCTGAGCCAAGAACACATCGATTATTTCGATGTAACTTGCAAACAGAAGACAATTTATCTTACGGAGGATGGTGTTAAATACCGCTCCATTGTTCTAAAACCTGGTGACTCATTGGGTCAATTTGGACAGGTTTATGCTAAAAACAAGATAGTTTTTACAGCCGATGATGTTGAGGACAAAGAAATTCTCTACGTCCCCACGACTGATAAAAGCATTCTTGAATACTATGGTTTAGATGCGCAAAAGTATGTAATATATTTGCAAACGCTTGCGCAGAAATGGAATGTCCAATATAGGGACAATTTTCTTATACTAGAGTGGCGCGATGGAAATTGTTGGATTAGTTCAGCAATAGTTCTCCTTCAAGCTGCTAAAATTAGGTTTAAAGGTTTTCTAACAGAAGCGTGGGCTAAACTGTTAGGTGGAGATCCTACAGACTTTGTTGCCTGGTGTTATGCAAGTTGTACTGCTAAAGTAGGTGATTTCTCAGATGCTAATTGGCTTTTAGCGAATTTAGCAGAACATTTTGACGCAGATTACACAAATGCGTTTCTTAAGAAGCGCGTTTCGTGTAACTGTGGTATTAAGAGCTATGAGCTTAGAGGCCTTGAAGCTTGTATTCAGCCAGTTCGGGCAACTAATCTGCTACATTTTAAGACGCAATATTCAAATTGCCCAACCTGTGGCGCAAATAATACGGATGAAGTAATAGAAGCTTCGTTACCGTACTTATTGCTTTTTGCTACTGATGGTCCTGCTACAGTTGATTGTGATGAAGATGCTGTGGGGACTGTCGTGTTTGTTGGTTCTACTAATAGTGGCCATTGTTATACACAAGCTGCAGGGCAAGCTTTTGATAATCTTGCTAAAGATAGAAAATTTGGAAAGAAGTCGCCTTACATTACTGCAATGTATACGCGATTCGCTTTTAAGAATGAAACCTCTTTGCCTGTTGCTAAACAGAGCAAGGGTAAGTCTAAGTCGGTAAAGGAAGATGTTTCTAACCTTGCTACTAGTTCTAAGGCCAGTTTTGATAATCTTACTGACTTCGAACAGTGGTATGATAGTAACATCTATGAAAGTCTTAAAGTGCAGGAATCACCTGATAACTTTGATAAATATGTGTCATTCACAACAAAGGAAGATTCTAAGTTGCCATTGACACTTAAGGTTAGAGGTATTAAATCAGTTGTTGACTTTAGATCGAAGGATGGTTTTATTTATAAGTTAACACCTGATACTGATGAAAATTCAAAAGCACCAGTCTACTACCCAGTCTTGGACGCTATTAGTCTTAAGGCAATATGGGTGGAAGGTAATGCTAACTTTGTTGTTGGTCATCCAAATTATTATAGTAAGTCTCTTCATATTCCTACTTTTTGGGAAAATGCTGAGAATTTTGTTAAAATGGGTGATAAAATTGGTGGTGTAACTATGGGACTTTGGCGTGCAGAACACCTTAATAAACCTAATTTGGAGAGAATTTTCAACATTGCTAAGAAAGCCATTGTTGGATCTAGTGTTGTTACTACACAATGCGGTAAATTAATAGGTAAAGCAGCTACATTCATTGCTGATAAAGTAGGTGGTGGTGTAGTTCGCAATATTACAGATAGCATTAAGGGTCTTTGTGGAATTACACGAGGGCATTTTGAAAGAAAAATGTCTCCACAATTCCTAAAGACGCTTATGTTCTTTTTATTCTATTTCTTGAAGGCTAGTGTTAAGAGTGTTGTCGCTAGCTATAAGACCGTGTTATGTAAGGTGGTACTTGCTACTTTACTTATAGTTTGGTTTGTCTACACAAGTAACCCAGTAATGTTTACAGGAATACGTGTGTTAGATTTTCTATTCGAGGGTTCTTTGTGTGGTCCTTATAAAGACTATGGTAAAGATTCTTTTGATGTGTTACGATATTGTGCAGATGATTTTATTTGTCGTGTGTGTTTACATGACAAAGATTCACTTCATTTGTACAAACACGCTTATAGTGTAGAGCAGGTCTATAAAGATGCAGCTTCTGGTTTTATTTTTAATTGGAATTGGCTTTATTTGGTCTTTCTAATATTATTTGTTAAACCAGTGGCAGGTTTTGTTATTATTTGCTATTGTGTTAAGTATTTGGTATTGAATTCAACTGTGCTGCAAACTGGTGTTTGTTTTTTAGATTGGTTTGTACAAACAGTTTTTAGTCACTTTAATTTTATGGGAGCAGGGTTTTATTTCTGGCTCTTTTACAAGATATATATACAGGTGCATCATATACTGTATTGTAAGGATGTAACATGTGAAGTGTGCAAAAGGGTTGCACGCAGCAACAGGCAAGAGGTTAGCGTGGTTGTTGGTGGACGCAAGCAGATAGTGCATGTTTACACTAACTCTGGCTATAACTTTTGTAAGAGACATAATTGGTATTGTAGAAATTGTGATGATTATGGTCACCAAAATACATTTATGTCTCCTGAAGTTGCTGGCGAGCTCTCTGAAAAGCTTAAGCGCCATGTTAAACCTACAGCATACGCTTACCACGTTGTGGATGAGGCATGCTTAGTTGATGATTTTGTCAATTTAAAATATAAAGCTGCAACTCCTGGTAAGGATAGTGCATCTTCAGCTGTTAAGTGTTTCAGTGTTACAGATTTCTTGAAGAAAGCTGTTTTTCTTAAGGAAGCACTGAAATGTGAACAAATATCTAATGATGGTTTTATAGTGTGTAATACACAGAGTGCTCATGCATTAGAGGAAGCAAAGAATGCAGCCATCTATTATGCGCAATATCTGTGTAAGCCAATACTTATACTTGACCAGGCACTTTATGAGCAATTAGTAGTAGAGCCTGTGTCTAAGAGTGTTATAGATAAAGTGTGTAGCATTTTGTCTAGTATAATATCTGTAGATACTGCAGCTTTAAATTATAAGGCAGGCACACTTCGTGATGCTCTGCTTTCTATTACTAAAGACGAAGAGGCCGTAGATATGGCTATATTCTGTCATAATCATGATGTGGATTACACTGGTGATGGTTTTACTAATGTGATACCGTCATATGGTATAGACACTGGCAAGTTAACACCTCGTGATAGAGGGTTTTTGATAAATGCAGATGCTTCTATTGCTAACTTAAGAGTTAAAAATGCTCCGCCGGTAGTATGGAAGTTTTCTGAGCTTATTAAGTTGTCTGACAGTTGTCTTAAATATTTAATTTCGGCTACTGTTAAGTCAGGTGTTCGTTTCTTTATAACAAAGTCTGGTGCTAAACAAGTTATTGCTTGTCATACACAGAAGTTGTTAGTAGAGAAAAAGGCAGGTGGTATTGTTAGCGGCACCTTTAAGTGTTTTAAGAGTTATTTTAAATGGCTCTTGATCTTTTACATACTTTTTACAGCATGTTGTTCGGGTTATTACTATATGGAGGTGAGTAAAAGTTTTGTTCACCCCATGTATGATGTAAACTCCACACTGCATGTTGAAGGTTTTAAAGTTATAGATAAAGGTGTTCTTAGGGAAATTGTACCAGAAGATACATGTTTCTCTAATAAATTTGTTAATTTTGATGCTTTTTGGGGCAGACCATATGATAATAGTAGAAACTGTCCAATTGTCACAGCTGTTATAGATGGTGATGGGACAGTAGCTACAGGTGTTCCTGGTTTTGTGTCCTGGGTTATGGATGGTGTTATGTTTATACATATGACACAGACTGAGAGAAAACCGTGGTACATTCCTACTTGGTTTAATAGAGAAATTGTCGGTTACACTCAGGATTCAATTATTACTGAGGGTAGTTTTTATACATCTATAGCGTTATTTTCCGCTAGGTGTTTATATTTAACAGCCAGCAATACACCTCAATTGTATTGCTTTAATGGTGATAATGATGCACCTGGGGCTTTGCCATTTGGTAGTATTATTCCTCATAGAGTTTATTTCCAACCCAATGGTGTTAGGCTTATAGTTCCACAACAAATACTGCACACACCCTACGTAGTAAAGTTTGTATCAGACAGCTATTGTAGGGGTAGTGTGTGTGAGTACACTAGACCAGGTTACTGTGTGTCATTAAACCCACAATGGGTTTTGTTTAATGACGAATACACAAGTAAACCCGGTGTTTTCTGTGGTTCTACTGTTAGAGAACTTATGTTTAGTATGGTTAGTACATTCTTTACTGGTGTTAACCCCAATATCTATATGCAATTAGCAACTATGTTTTTAATACTAGTTGTTGTTGTATTAATCTTTGCAATGGTTATAAAGTTTCAAGGTGTTTTTAAAGCTTATGCAACCACTGTTTTTATAACAATGTTAGTTTGGGTAATTAACGCATTTATTTTGTGTGTACATAGTTACAACAGTGTTTTAGCTGTTATATTACTAGTACTCTATTGCTATGCGTCATTGGTTACAAGTCGCAATACTGTTATAATAATGCATTGTTGGCTTGTTTTTACCTTTGGTTTAATAGTACCCACATGGTTGGCTTGTTGCTACCTGGGATTTATTATTTATATGTATACACCGTTGTTTTTATGGTGTTATGGTACTACAAAAAACACTCGTAAGCTGTATGATGGCAATGAGTTTGTTGGTAATTATGATCTTGCTGCGAAGAGCACTTTTGTTATTCGCGGCTCTGAATTTGTTAAGCTTACTAATGAGATAGGTGATAAATTTGAGGCCTACCTTTCAGCGTATGCTAGATTAAAGTACTATTCAGGCACTGGCAGTGAACAAGATTATTTGCAAGCTTGTCGTGCATGGTTAGCTTATGCTTTGGACCAATATAGAAATAGTGGTGTGGAAATTGTTTATACTCCGCCACGTTACTCTATTGGTGTTAGTAGATTACAATCTGGTTTTAAGAAACTGGTTTCTCCTAGTAGTGCTGTTGAAAAGTGCATTGTTAGTGTCTCTTATAGAGGTAATAATCTTAATGGACTGTGGCTAGGTGACACTATCTACTGTCCTCGTCATGTATTGGGTAAGTTTTCAGGTGACCAATGGAATGATGTACTTAATCTTGCTAATAATCATGAGTTTGAAGTTACAACTCAACATGGTGTTACTTTGAATGTTGTCAGTAGGCGTTTAAAAGGTGCAGTTTTAATTTTACAAACTGCTGTTGCTAATGCTGAAACTCCAAAGTATAAGTTTATTAAAGCTAATTGTGGTGATAGTTTCACTATAGCTTGTGCTTATGGTGGTACAGTTGTAGGACTCTACCCTGTTACTATGCGTTCTAATGGTACTATTAGAGCATCTTTTCTTGCGGGAGCCTGTGGTTCAGTTGGTTTTAATATAGAAAAGGGTGTAGTTAATTTCTTTTATATGCACCATCTTGAGTTACCTAATGCATTACACACTGGAACTGACCTAATGGGTGAATTCTATGGTGGTTATGTTGATGAAGAGGTTGCACAAAGAGTGCCACCAGATAATTTAGTTACTAACAATATTGTAGCATGGCTCTATGCGGCAATTATTAGTGTTAAGGAGAGTAGTTTCTCGCTGCCTAAATGGTTGGAGAGTACTACTGTTAGTGTTGATGATTATAATAAGTGGGCTGGTGACAATGGTTTTACACCATTTTCTACTAGTACCGCTATTACTAAATTAAGTGCTATAACTGGAGTTGATGTTTGTAAGCTCCTTCGCACTATTATGGTAAAAAATAGCCAGTGGGGTGGTGACCCCATTTTAGGGCAATATAATTTTGAAGATGAATTGACACCGGAGTCTGTATTTAATCAGATTGGTGGTGTTAGATTACAATCTTCTTTTGTAAGAAAAGCTACATCTTGGTTTTGGAGTAGATGTGTGTTAGCTTGCTTCTTATTTGTGTTGTGTGCTATTGTCTTGTTTACGGCAGTGCCACTTAAATTTTATGTATATGCAGCTGTTATTTTGTTAATGGCTGTACTTTTTATTTCTTTTACTGTTAAACATGTTATGGCATATATGGATACTTTTCTATTGCCAACATTGATTACAGTTATTATTGGAGTTTGTGCTGAAGTGCCTTTCATCTACAATACTCTAATTAGTCAAGTTGTTATTTTCTTAAGTCAATGGTATGACCCAGTAGTCTTTGATACTATGGTACCATGGATGTTCTTGCCACTAGTGTTGTATACTGCTTTTAAGTGTGTACAAGGTTGCTATATGAATTCTTTCAATACTTCTTTGTTAATGCTGTATCAGTTTGTGAAGTTAGGTTTTGTTATTTACACCTCTTCTAATACTCTTACTGCATACACAGAAGGTAATTGGGAGTTATTCTTCGAGTTGGTGCACACTACTGTGTTGGCTAATGTTAGTAGTAATTCTTTAATTGGTTTATTTGTTTTTAAGTGTGCTAAATGGATGTTGTATTATTGTAATGCAACATACTTAAACAATTATGTACTAATGGCAGTTATGGTTAACTGCATTGGCTGGCTCTGCACTTGTTACTTTGGGTTGTATTGGTGGGTTAATAAGGTTTTTGGTTTAACCTTAGGTAAATACAATTTTAAAGTTTCAGTAGATCAATATAGGTATATGTGTTTGCACAAGATAAACCCACCTAAAACTGTGTGGGAAGTCTTTTCGACAAATATACTTATACAAGGAATTGGTGGTGACCGTGTGTTGCCTATTGCTACAGTTCAAGCTAAATTGAGTGATGTAAAGTGTACAACTGTTGTTTTAATGCAGCTTTTGACTAAGCTTAATGTTGAAGCAAATTCAAAAATGCATGTTTATCTTGTTGAGTTACACAATAAAATTCTTGCTTCTGATGATGTTGGAGAGTGCATGGATAATTTGTTGGGTATGCTTATAACACTATTTTGTATAGATTCTACTATTGATTTGAGTGAGTATTGTGATGACATACTTAAGAGGTCAACTGTATTACAATCGGTTACTCAAGAATTCTCACATATACCCTCTTATGCTGAATATGAAAGGGCTAAGAATCTTTATGAAAAGGTTTTAGTTGATTCTAAAAATGGTGGTGTTACACAGCAAGAGCTTGCTGCATATCGTAAAGCTGCCAATATTGCAAAGTCAGTTTTTGATAGAGACTTGGCTGTCCAAAAGAAGTTAGATAGCATGGCAGAGCGTGCTATGACAACAATGTATAAAGAGGCGCGTGTAACAGATAGACGAGCAAAATTAGTCTCATCACTACATGCGTTACTTTTCTCAATGCTTAAGAAAATAGATTCTGAAAAGCTTAATGTCTTGTTTGACCAGGCTAGTAGTGGTGTTGTGCCCCTAGCGACTGTTCCAATTGTTTGTAGTAATAAGCTTACACTTGTAATACCAGACCCAGAAACGTGGGTCAAGTGTGTGGAAGGTGTGCATGTTACATATTCAACAGTTGTTTGGAATATAGACACTGTTATTGATGCCGATGGCACAGAGTTACACCCAACTTCTACAGGTAGTGGATTGACATACTGTATAAGTGGTGCTAATATAGCATGGCCTTTAAAGGTTAACTTGACTAGGAATGGGCATAATAAGGTTGATGTTGTTTTGCAAAATAATGAGCTTATGCCACATGGTGTTAAAACAAAGGCTTGCGTAGCAGGTGTAGATCAAGCACATTGTAGCGTAGAGTCTAAATGTTATTATACAAATATTAGTGGCAATTCAGTTGTAGCTGCTATTACTTCTTCAAATCCAAATCTGAAAGTAGCTTCGTTTTTGAATGAGGCAGGCAATCAGATTTATGTAGACTTAGACCCACCATGTAAATTTGGCATGAAAGTGGGTGTCAAGGTTGAGGTTGTTTACTTGTATTTTATAAAGAATACAAGGTCGATTGTTAGGGGTATGGTACTTGGTGCTATATCTAATGTTGTTGTCTTACAGTCTAAAGGGCATGAAACAGAGGAAGTGGATGCTGTTGGCATTCTTTCACTATGTTCATTTGCAGTAGATCCCGCGGACACATATTGTAAATATGTGGCAGCAGGTAATCAACCTTTAGGTAACTGTGTTAAAATGTTGACAGTGCATAATGGTAGTGGTTTTGCTATAACTTCAAAGCCAAGTCCTACTCCTGACCAGGATTCTTATGGAGGAGCTTCTGTGTGTCTCTATTGTAGAGCACACATAGCACATCCAGGAAGTGTAGGAAATTTAGATGGACGTTGTCAATTTAAAGGTTCTTTTGTGCAAATACCTACTACGGAGAAAGACCCCGTTGGATTCTGTCTACGTAATAAGGTTTGCACTGTTTGCCAGTGTTGGATTGGTTATGGATGTCAGTGTGATTCACTTAGACAACCAAAATCTTCTGTTCAATCAGTTGCTGGAGCATCTGATTTTGATAAGAATTATTTAAACGGGTACGGGGTAGCAGTGAGGCTCGGCTGATACCCCTTGCTAGTGGATGTGATCCTGATGTTGTAAAGCGAGCCTTTGATGTTTGTAATAAGGAATCAGCTGGTATGTTTCAAAATTTGAAGCGTAACTGCGCTAGATTCCAGGAACTACGCGATACTGAAGATGGAAATCTTGAGTATCTTGATTCTTACTTTGTAGTTAAACAAACCACTCCTAGTAATTATGAACATGAAAAATCTTGTTACGAAGACTTAAAGTCAGAAGTAACAGCTGACCATGACTTCTTTGTGTTCAATAAGAACATTTACAATATTAGTAGGCAACGGCTTACTAAATATACTATGATGGACTTCTGCTATGCTTTGAGACATTTCGACCCAAAGGATTGTGAAGTTCTTAAAGAAATACTTGTCACTTATGGTTGTATAGAAGACTATCACCCTAAGTGGTTTGAGGAGAATAAGGATTGGTACGACCCAATAGAAAACTCAAAATATTATGTCATGTTGGCTAAAATGGGACCTATTGTACGACGTGCTTTATTGAATGCTATTGAGTTCGGAAACCTTATGGTTGAAAAAGGTTATGTTGGTGTTATTACACTCGATAACCAAGACCTTAATGGCAAATTTTATGATTTTGGTGATTTTCAGAAGACGGCACCTGGTGCTGGTGTTCCTGTTTTTGATACGTATTATTCTTACATGATGCCCATCATAGCCATGACGGATGCTTTAGCACCTGAGAGGTACTTTGAATATGATGTGCACAAGGGTTATAAATCTTATGATCTCCTCAAGTATGATTATACTGAGGAGAAACAAGAATTGTTTCAGAAGTACTTTAAGTACTGGGATCAAGAGTATCATCCTAACTGCCGTGACTGTAGTGATGACAGGTGTTTGATACATTGTGCAAACTTCAATATCTTGTTTTCTACACTTATACCGCAGACTTCTTTCGGTAATTTGTGTAGAAAAGTTTTTGTTGATGGTGTACCATTTATAGCTACTTGTGGCTATCATTCTAAGGAACTTGGTGTTATTATGAATCAAGATAACACCATGTCTTTTTCAAAAATGGGTTTAAGTCAACTCATGCAGTTTGTTGGAGATCCTGCTTTGTTAGTGGGAACATCCAATAATTTAGTTGATCTTAGAACGTCTTGTTTTAGTGTTTGTGCGTTAACATCTGGTATTACTCATCAAACGGTAAAGCCAGGTCACTTTAACAAGGATTTCTATGATTTTGCAGAGAAGGCTGGTATGTTTAAGGAGGGTTCGTCTATACCACTTAAACATTTTTTCTATCCTCAAACTGGTAATGCTGCTATAAACGATTATGATTATTATCGTTATAACAGGCCTACCATGTTTGACATATGTCAACTTCTATTTTGTTTAGAAGTGACTTCTAAATACTTTGAGTGTTATGAAGGCGGCTGTATACCAGCTAGCCAAGTTGTAGTTAACAACTTAGATAAGAGTGCAGGCTATCCATTTAATAAGTTTGGAAAAGCCCGCCTCTATTATGAAATGAGTCTAGAGGAACAGGACCAACTCTTCGAGATTACGAAGAAGAATGTCCTACCCACTATAACTCAAATGAATTTAAAATATGCCATATCCGCGAAAAATAGAGCGCGTACAGTGGCAGGTGTGTCTATCCTTTCTACTATGACTAATAGGCAGTTTCATCAGAAGATTCTTAAGTCTATAGTCAACACTAGAAATGCTTCTGTAGTTATTGGAACAACCAAGTTTTATGGCGGTTGGGACAACATGTTGAGAAACCTGATTCAGGGTGTTGAAGACCCAATTCTTATGGGTTGGGATTATCCTAAGTGTGATAGAGCAATGCCTAATTTGTTGCGTATAGCAGCATCCTTAGTACTTGCTCGCAAACACACTAACTGTTGTAGTTGGTCTGAACGCATTTATAGGTTGTATAATGAATGCGCCCAGGTCTTATCTGAAACTGTACTTGCTACAGGTGGTATTTATGTTAAACCTGGTGGCACTAGCAGTGGTGATGCTACTACTGCTTATGCAAACAGTGTTTTTAACATAATACAAGCCACATCTGCTAATGTTGCGCGTCTTTTGAGTGTTATAACGCGTGATATTGTCTATGATAATATTAAGAGCTTGCAGTATGAATTGTATCAGCAGGTCTACAGGCGAGTTAATTTTGACCCAGCCTTTGTTGAAAAGTTTTATTCTTACTTATGTAAGAATTTTTCGTTGATGATCTTGTCTGACGACGGTGTTGTTTGTTACAACAACACATTAGCCAAACAAGGTCTTGTAGCAGATATTTCTGGTTTTAGAGAGGTTCTCTACTATCAGAATAATGTTTTTATGGCTGATTCTAAATGTTGGGTTGAACCAGATTTAGAAAAAGGCCCACATGAGTTTTGTTCACAACACACAATGCTAGTGGAGGTTGATGGTGAGCCTAAGTATTTGCCATACCCAGACCCTTCACGCATTTTGGGTGCATGTGTTTTTGTAGATGACGTGGATAAGACAGAACCTGTGGCTGTTATGGAGCGTTATATAGCTCTTGCCATAGATGCTTATCCACTAGTACATCATGAAAATGAAGAGTACAAGAAGGTATTCTTTGTTCTCCTTGCATATATCAGAAAACTCTATCAAGAGCTTTCTCAGAATATGCTTATGGACTACTCTTTTGTAATGGATATAGACAAGGGTAGTAAATTTTGGGAACAGGAGTTCTATGAGAATATGTATAGAGCTCCTACGACTTTACAATCTTGTGGCGTTTGTGTAGTTTGTAATAGTCAAACTATACTACGCTGCGGTAATTGTATTCGTAAACCGTTTTTGTGTTGTAAGTGTTGCTATGACCACGTCATGCATACGGACCACAAAAATGTTTTATCTATAAATCCTTATATTTGCTCACAGCTAGGTTGCGGTGAAGCAGATGTTACTAAATTGTACCTCGGGGGTATGTCGTACTTCTGTGGTAATCATAAACCGAAATTGTCAATACCGTTAGTATCTAATGGTACTGTTTTTGGAATTTACAGGGCTAATTGTGCTGGTAGTGAAAATGTTGATGATTTTAATCAACTAGCTACTACTAATTGGTCCATTGTCGAACCTTATATTTTAGCAAATCGCTGTAGTGATTCATTGAGACGTTTTGCTGCAGAGACAGTAAAAGCCACAGAAGAATTACATAAGCAACAATTTGCTAGTGCAGAAGTGCGAGAAGTATTCTCAGATCGTGAATTGATTCTATCATGGGAACCAGGAAAAACCAGGCCGCCATTGAATAGAAATTATGTTTTCACAGGTTATCACTTTACAAGAACTAGTAAGGTGCAGCTTGGTGATTTTACATTTGAAAAAGGTGAAGGTAAGGATGTTGTCTATTATAAAGCAACGTCTACTGCTAAATTGTCTGTAGGAGACATTTTTGTTTTAACCTCACACAATGTTGTTTCTCTCGTAGCGCCAACATTGTGTCCACAACAAACCTTTTCTAGGTTTGTAAATTTAAGACCTAATGTAATGGTACCTGAATGTTTTGTAAATAACATTCCACTTTACCATTTAGTAGGTAAACAGAAGCGTACTACAGTACAAGGTCCTCCTGGCAGTGGTAAATCCCACTTTGCTATAGGCCTTGCAGTATACTTTAGTAGCGCTCGTGTTGTTTTTACTGCATGTTCTCATGCAGCTGTTGATGCTTTATGTGAAAAAGCTTTTAAGTTTCTTAAAGTTGATGATTGCACTCGTATAGTACCCCAAAGGACTACTGTCGATTGCTTCTCAAAATTTAAAGCTAATGACACAGGCAAAAAGTACATTTTTAGTACTATTAATGCCTTGCCGGAAGTTAGTTGTGATATTCTTTTGGTTGACGAGGTTAGTATGTTGACCAATTACGAATTGTCCTTTATTAATGGTAAGATAAATTACCAATATGTTGTGTATGTAGGTGATCCGGCTCAATTACCGGCACCCCGCACTTTACTTAATGGTTCACTTTCTCCAAAGGATTATAATGTTGTCACAAACCTTATGGTTTGTGTTAAACCTGATATTTTCCTTGCAAAGTGTTATCGTTGTCCTAAGGAAATTGTAGACACTGTGTCTACTCTTGTTTATGATGGAAAGTTTATTGCAAATAACCCAGAATCACGTGAGTGTTTCAAGGTTATAGTTAATAATGGCAATTCTGATGTAGGACATGAAAGTGGTTCAGCCTACAACACAACACAATTGGAATTTGTGAAAGACTTTGTTTGTCGCAATAAACAATGGCGGGAAGCAATATTTATTTCACCTTACAATGCTATGAACCAGAGAGCTTACCGTATGCTTGGACTTAATGTTCAAACAGTAGATTCTTCTCAAGGTTCAGAGTATGATTATGTCATCTTCTGTGTTACTGCAGATTCGCAGCATGCACTGAATATTAATAGATTTAATGTGGCGCTTACAAGAGCTAAGCGTGGTATACTAGTTGTCATGCGCCAGCGTGATGAATTGTATTCTGCTCTTAAGTTTACAGAGCTAGATAGTGAAACAAGTCTGCAAGGTACAGGTTTGTTTAAAATTTGCAACAAAGAATTTAGTGGTGTCCATCCTGCTTATGCAGTCACAACTAAGGCTCTTGCTGCAACCTATAAAGTTAATGATGAACTTGCTGCACTTGTTAATGTGGAAGCTGGTTCAGAAATAACATATAAACATCTTATTTCTCTGTTAGGATTCAAGATGAGTGTTAATGTTGAAGGCTGCCACAACATGTTTATAACACGTGATGAGGCAATCCGCAATGTAAGAGGTTGGGTAGGTTTTGATGTAGAAGCAACACATGCTTGTGGCACTAACATTGGTACTAACCTGCCTTTTCAAGTAGGTTTCTCTACTGGTGCAGACTTTGTAGTCACGCCTGAGGGACTTGTAGATACTTCAATAGGCAATAATTTTGAGCCTGTGAATTCTAAAGCACCTCCAGGTGAACAATTTAACCACTTGAGAGTGTTATTTAAAAGTGCTAAACCTTGGCATGTTATAAGACCAAGGATAGTGCAGATGTTAGCAGACAATCTATGCAACGTTTCAGATTGTGTAGTGTTTGTCACATGGTGTCATGGCCTAGAACTAACTACTTTGCGCTATTTTGTTAAAATAGGCAAGGAACAAGTTTGTTCTTGTGGTTCTAGAGCTACAACTTTTAATTCTCATACTCAAGCTTATGCTTGTTGGAAGCATTGTTTGGGTTTTGATTTTGTTTATAACCCACTTCTAGTGGATATTCAACAGTGGGGTTACTCGGGTAACCTACAGTTTAATCATGATTTGCACTGTAATGTGCATGGCCACGCTCATGTAGCTTCTGTTGACGCTATAATGACTCGTTGTCTTGCAATTAACAATGCATTTTGTCAAGATGTCAACTGGGATTTGACATACCCTCACATTGCAAATGAGGATGAAGTCAATTCTAGTTGTAGATATCTACAACGCATGTATCTTAATGCGTGTGTTGATGCTCTTAAAGTTAATGTTGTCTATGATATAGGCAACCCTAAAGGTATTAAATGTGTTAGGCGTGGGGATGTTAATTTTAGATTCTATGATAAGAATCCAATAGTACGCAACGTCAAGCAGTTTGAGTATGACTATAATCAGCACAAAGATAAGTTTGCTGATGGTCTTTGTATGTTTTGGAATTGTAATGTGGATTGTTATCCTGATAATTCCTTGGTTTGTAGGTATGACACACGAAATTTGAGTGTGTTTAACCTACCAGGCTGTAATGGTGGTAGTCTGTACGTTAACAAACATGCATTCTACACACCTAAATTTGACCGCATTAGCTTCCGCAATTTGAAAGCTATGCCATTCTTTTTTTATGACTCATCGCCTTGTGAAACCATTCAAGTGGATGGAGTTGCGCAAGACCTTGTGTCTCTAGCTACGAAAGACTGTATCACAAAGTGCAACATTGGTGGCGCTGTTTGTAAGAAACATGCCCAGATGTATGCAGAATTTGTGACTTCTTACAATGCAGCTGTCACAGCTGGCTTTACTTTCTGGGTAACTAATAAACTTAACCCTTATAACTTATGGAAAAGTTTTTCAGCTCTCCAGTCTATCGACAATATTGCTTATAATATGTATAAGGGTGGTCATTATGATGCTATTGCTGGAGAAATGCCCACTGTCATAACTGGAGACAAAGTTTTTGTTATTGATCAAGGTGTAGAAAAGGCAGTTTTTGTTAATCAAACAACTCTACCTACATCTGTGGCGTTTGAGCTATATGCAAAGAGAAATATTCGCACACTGCCAAACAACCGTATTTTGAAAGGTTTAGGTGTAGACGTAACCAATGGATTTGTAATTTGGGATTATGCTAACCAAACACCATTGTATCGTAATACCGTCAAGGTATGTGCATATACAGATATTGAGCCAAATGGCCTAGTAGTTCTGTATGATGATAGATATGGTGATTACCAGTCTTTTCTTGCTGCTGATAATGCTGTTCTAGTTTCTACACAGTGTTATAAGCGATATTCATACGTAGAAATACCATCTAATTTGCTCGTTCAGAATGGTATGCCATTAAAAGATGGAGCGAACCTGTATGTTTATAAGCGTGTTAATGGTGCGTTTGTTACACTACCTAACACAATAAACACCCAGGGTCGAAGTTATGAAACTTTTGAACCTCGTAGTGACATTGAGCGTGATTTTCTCGCTATGTCAGAGGAGAGTTTTGTAGAAAGGTATGGTAAAGACTTAGGCCTACAACACATACTGTATGGTGAAGTTGATAAGCCCCAATTAGGTGGTTTACACACTGTTATAGGTATGTACAGACTCTTACGTGCGAATAAGTTGAACGCAAAGTCTGTAACTAATTCGGATTCTGATGTCATGCAAAATTACTTTGTATTGTCGGACAATGGTTCTTACAAGCAAGTGTGTACTGTTGTGGATTTACTGCTTGATGATTTCTTAGAACTTCTTAGAAACATACTTAAGGAGTATGGTACTAATAAGTCAAAAGTTGTAACAGTGTCAATTGATTACCATAGCATAAATTTTATGACTTGGTTTGAAGATGGCAGTATTAAAACATGTTATCCACAGCTTCAATCAGCATGGACGTGTGGTTATAATATGCCTGAACTTTATAAAGTTCAGAATTGTGTTATGGAACCTTGCAACATTCCTAATTATGGTGTTGGAATAACGTTGCCTAGCGGTATTCTTATGAATGTGGCAAAGTATACACAACTTTGTCAATACCTTTCGAAAACAACAATTTGTGTACCGCATAACATGCGAGTAATGCATTTCGGAGCAGGAAGCGACAAAGGAGTGGCGCCAGGTAGTACTGTTCTTAAACAATGGCTCCCAGAAGGGACACTCCTTGTCGATAATGATATTGTAGACTATGTGTCTGATGCACATGTTTCTGTGCTTTCAGATTGCAATAAATATAATACAGAGCACAAGTTTGATCTTGTGATATCTGATATGTATACAGATAATGATTCAAAAAGAAAGCATGAAGGCGTGATAGCCAATAATGGCAATGATGACGTTTTCATATATCTCTCAAGTTTTCTTCGTAACAATTTGGCTCTAGGTGGTAGTTTTGCTGTAAAAGTGACAGAGACAAGTTGGCACGAAGTTTTATATGACATTGCACAGGATTGTGCATGGTGGACAATGTTTTGTACAGCAGTGAATGCCTCTTCTTCAGAAGCATTCTTGATTGGTGTTAATTATTTGGGTGCAAGTGAAAAGGTTAAGGTTAGTGGAAAAACGCTGCACGCAAATTATATATTTTGGAGGAATTGTAATTATTTACAAACCTCTGCTTATAGTATATTTGACGTTGCTAAGTTTGATTTGAGATTGAAAGCAACGCCAGTTGTTAATTTGAAAACTGAACAAAAGACAGACTTAGTCTTTAATTTAATTAAGTGTGGTAAGTTACTGGTAAGAGATGTTGGTAACACCTCTTTTACTAGTGACTCTTTTGTGTGCACTATGTAGTGCTGTTTTGTATGACAGTAGTTCTTACGTTTACTACTACCAAAGTGCCTTCAGACCACCTAGTGGTTGGCATTTACAAGGGGGTGCTTATGCGGTAGTTAACATTTCTAGCGAATTTAATAATGCAGGCTCTTCATCAGGGTGTACTGTTGGTATTATTCATGGTGGTCGTGTTGTTAATGCTTCTTCTATAGCTATGACGGCACCGTCATCAGGTATGGCTTGGTCTAGCAGTCAGTTTTGTACTGCACACTGTAATTTTTCAGATACTACAGTGTTTGTTACACATTGTTATAAACATGGTGGGTGTCCTTTAACTGGCATGCTTCAACAGAATCTTATACGTGTTTCTGCTATGAAAAATGGCCAGCTTTTCTATAATTTAACAGTTAGTGTAGCTAAGTACCCTACTTTTAGATCATTTCAGTGTGTTAATAATTTAACATCCGTATATTTAAATGGTGATCTTGTTTACACCTCTAATGAGACCATAGATGTTACATCTGCAGGTGTTTATTTTAAAGCTGGTGGACCTATAACTTATAAAGTTATGAGAGAAGTTAAAGCCCTGGCTTATTTTGTTAATGGTACTGCACAAGATGTTATTTTGTGTGATGGATCACCTAGAGGCTTGTTAGCATGCCAGTATAATACTGGCAATTTTTCAGATGGCTTTTATCCTTTTACTAATAGTAGTTTAGTTAAGCAGAAGTTTATTGTCTATCGTGAAAATAGTGTTAATACTACTTGTACGTTACACAATTTCATTTTTCATAATGAGACTGGCGCCAACCCTAATCCTAGTGGTGTTCAGAATATTCAAACTTACCAAACAAAAACAGCTCAGAGTGGTTATTATAATTTTAATTTTTCCTTTCTGAGTAGTTTTGTTTATAAGGAGTCTAATTTTATGTATGGATCTTATCACCCAAGTTGTAAATTTAGACTAGAAACTATTAATAATGGCTTGTGGTTTAATTCACTTTCAGTTTCAATTGCTTACGGTCCTCTTCAAGGTGGTTGCAAGCAATCTGTCTTTAAAGGTAGAGCAACTTGTTGTTATGCTTATTCATATGGAGGTCCTTCGCTGTGTAAAGGTGTTTATTCAGGTGAGTTAGATCATAATTTTGAATGTGGACTGTTAGTTTATGTTACTAAGAGCGGTGGCTCTCGTATACAAACAGCCACTGAACCGCCAGTTATAACTCAAAACAATTATAATAATATTACTTTAAATACTTGTGTTGATTATAATATATATGGCAGAACTGGCCAAGGTTTTATTACTAATGTGACCGACTCAGCTGTTAGTTATAATTATCTAGCAGACGCAGGTTTGGCTATTTTAGATACATCTGGTTCCATAGACATCTTTGTTGTACAAGGTGAATATGGTCTTAATTATTATAAGGTTAACCCTTGCGAAGATGTCAACCAGCAGTTTGTAGTTTCTGGTGGTAAATTAGTAGGTATTCTTACTTCACGTAATGAGACTGGTTCTCAGCTTCTTGAGAACCAGTTTTACATCAAAATCACTAATGGAACACGTCGTTTTAGACGTTCTATTACTGAAAATGTTGCAAATTGCCCTTATGTTAGTTATGGTAAGTTTTGTATAAAACCTGATGGCTCAATTGCCACAATAGTACCAAAACAATTGGAACAGTTTGTGGCACCTTTATTTAATGTTACTGAAAATGTGCTCATACCTAACAGTTTCAACTTAACTGTTACAGATGAGTACATACAAACGCGTATGGATAAGGTCCAAATTAATTGCCTGCAGTATGTTTGTGGCAGTTCTCTGGATTGTAGAAAGTTGTTTCAACAATATGGGCCTGTTTGCGACAACATATTGTCTGTAGTAAATAGTGTTGGTCAAAAAGAAGATATGGAACTTTTGAATTTCTATTCTTCTACTAAACCGGCTGGTTTTAATACACCAGTTCTTAGTAATGTTAGCACTGGTGAGTTTAATATTTCTCTTCTGTTAACAAATCCTAGTAGTCGTAGAAAGCGTTCTCTTATTGAAGACCTTCTATTTACAAGCGTTGAATCTGTTGGACTACCAACAAATGACGCATATAAAAATTGCACTGCAGGACCTTTAGGCTTTTTTAAGGACCTTGCGTGTGCTCGTGAATATAATGGTTTGCTTGTGTTGCCTCCTATCATAACAGCAGAAATGCAAGCTTTGTATACTAGTTCTCTAGTAGCTTCTATGGCTTTTGGTGGTATTACTGCAGCTGGTGCTATACCTTTTGCCACACAACTGCAGGCTAGAATTAATCACTTGGGTATTACCCAGTCACTTTTGTTGAAGAATCAAGAAAAAATTGCTGCTTCCTTTAATAAGGCCATTGGTCATATGCAGGAAGGTTTTAGAAGTACATCTCTAGCATTACAACAAATTCAAGATGTTGTTAGTAAACAGAGTGCTATTCTTACTGAGACTATGGCATCACTTAATAAAAATTTTGGTGCTATTTCTTCTGTGATTCAAGAAATCTACCAGCAATTTGACGCCATACAAGCAAATGCTCAAGTGGATCGTCTTATAACTGGTAGATTGTCATCACTTTCTGTTTTAGCATCTGCTAAGCAGGCGGAGTATATTAGAGTGTCACAACAGCGTGAGTTAGCTACTCAGAAAATTAATGAGTGTGTTAAGTCACAGTCTATTAGGTACTCCTTTTGTGGTAATGGACGACATGTTCTAACCATACCGCAAAATGCACCTAATGGTATAGTGTTTATACACTTTTCTTATACTCCAGATAGTTTTGTTAATGTTACTGCAATAGTGGGTTTTTGTGTAAAGCCAGCTAATGCTAGTCAGTATGCAATAGTGCCCGCTAATGGTAGGGGTATTTTTATACAAGTTAATGGTAGTTACTACATCACTGCACGAGATATGTATATGCCAAGAGCTATTACTGCAGGAGATGTAGTTACGCTTACTTCTTGTCAAGCAAATTATGTAAGTGTAAATAAGACCGTCATTACTACATTCGTAGACAATGATGATTTTGATTTTAATGACGAATTGTCAAAATGGTGGAATGATACTAAGCATGAGCTACCAGACTTTGACAAATTCAATTACACAGTACCTATACTTGACATTGATAGTGAAATTGATCGTATTCAAGGCGTTATACAGGGTCTTAATGACTCTCTAATAGACCTTGAAAAACTTTCAATACTCAAAACTTATATTAAGTGGCCTTGGTATGTGTGGTTAGCCATAGCTTTTGCCACTATTATCTTCATCTTAATACTAGGATGGGTTTTCTTCATGACTGGTTGTTGTGGTTGTTGTTGTGGATGCTTTGGCATTATGCCTCTAATGAGTAAGTGTGGTAAGAAATCTTCTTATTACACGACTTTTGATAACGATGTGGTAACTGAACAATACAGACCTAAAAAGTCTGTTTGATGATCCAAAGTCCCACGTCCTTCCTAATAGTATTAATTCTTCTTTGGTGTAAACTTGTACTAAGTTGTTTTAGAGAGTTTATTATAGCGCTCCAACAACTAATACAAGTTTTACTCCAAATTATCAATAGTAACTTACAGTCTAGACTGACCCTTTGGCACAGTCTAGACTAATGTTAAACTTAGAAGTAATTATTGAAACTGGTGAGCAAGTGATTCAAAAAATCAGTTTCAATTTACAGCATATTTCAAGTGTATTAAACACAGAAGTATTTGATCCCTTTGACTATTGTTATTACAGAGGAGGTAATTTTTGGGAAATAGAGTCAGCTGAAGATTGTTCAGGTGATGATGAATTTATTGAATAAGTCGCTAGAGGAGAATGGAAGTTTTCTAACAGCGCTTTACATAATTGTAGGATTTTTAGCACTTTATCTTCTAGGTAGAGCACTTCAAGCATTTGTACAGGCTGCTGATGCTTGTTGTTTATTTTGGTATACATGGGTAGTAATTCCAGGAGCTAAGGGTACAGCCTTTGTATACAAGTATACATATGGTAGAAAACTTAACAATCCGGAATTAGAAGCAGTTATTGTTAACGAGTTTCCTAAGAACGGTTGGAATAATAAAAATCCAGCAAATTTTCAAGATGCCCAACGAGACAAATTGTACTCTTGACTTTGAACAGTCAGTTCAGCTTTTTAAAGAGTATAATTTATTTATAACTGCATTCTTGTTGTTCTTAACCATAATACTTCAGTATGGCTATGCAACAAGAAGTAAGGTTATTTATACACTGAAAATGATAGTGTTATGGTGCTTTTGGCCCCTTAACATTGCAGTAGGTGTAATTTCATGTACATACCCACCAAACACAGGAGGTCTTGTCGCAGCGATAATACTTACAGTGTTTGCGTGTCTGTCTTTTGTAGGTTATTGGATCCAGAGTATTAGACTCTTTAAGCGGTGTAGGTCATGGTGGTCATTTAATCCAGAATCTAATGCCGTAGGTTCAATACTCCTAACTAATGGTCAACAATGTAATTTTGCTATAGAGAGTGTGCCAATGGTGCTTTCTCCAATTATAAAGAATGGTGTTCTTTATTGTGAGGGTCAGTGGCTTGCTAAGTGTGAACCAGACCACTTGCCTAAAGATATATTTGTTTGTACACCGGATAGACGTAATATCTACCGTATGGTGCAGAAATATACTGGTGACCAAAGCGGAAATAAGAAAAGGTTTGCTACGTTTGTCTATGCAAAGCAGTCAGTAGATACTGGCGAGCTAGAAAGTGTAGCAACAGGAGGAAGTAGTCTTTACACATAAATGTGTGTGTGTAGAGAGTATTTAAAATTATTCTTTAATAGCGCCTCTGTTTTAAGAGCGCATAAGAGTATTTATTTTGAGGATACTAATATAAATCCTCTTTGTTTTATACTCTCCTTTCAAGAGCTATTAACGGTGTTACCTTTCAAGTAGATAATGGAAAAGTCTACTACGAAGGAACACCAGTTTTCCAAAAAGGTTGTTGTAGGATGTGGTCCAATTATAAGAAAGAATAATTGAACCACCTACTACACTTATTTTTATAAGAGGTGTTTTACTTAACAAAAACTTAACAAATACGGACGATGAAATGGCTGACTAGTTTTGGAAGAGCAGTTATTTCTTGTTATAAATCCCTACTATTAACTCAACTTAGAGTGTTAGATAGGTTAATTTTAGATCACGGACTACTACGCGTTTTAACGTGTAGTAGGCGCGTGCTTTTAGTTCAATTAGATTTAGTTTATAGGTTGGCGTATACGCCCACCCAATCGCTGGCATGAATAATAGTAAAGATAATCCTTTTCGCGGAGCAATAGCAAGAAAAGCTCGAATTTATCTGAGAGAAGGATTAGATTGTGTTTACTTTCTTAACAAAGCAGGACAAGCAGAGCCTTGTCCCGCGTGTACCTCTCTAGTATTCCAAGGGAAAACTTGTGAGGAACACATACATAATAATAATCTTTTGTCATGGCAAGCGGTAAAGCAGCTGGAAAAACAGACGCCCCAGCGCCAGTCATTAAACTAGGAGGACCAAAACCACCTAAAGTCGGTTCTTCTGGAAATGCATCTTGGTTTCAAGCAATAAAAGCCAAGAAGTTAAATACACCTCCGCCCAAGTTTGAAGGTAGCGGTGTTCCTGATAACGAAAACATTAAGCCAAGCCAGCAACATGGATACTGGAGACGCCAAGCCAGGTTTAAGCCAGGCAAAGGTGGAAGAAAACCAGTCCCAGATGCTTGGTACTTTTACTATACTGGAACAGGACCTGCCGCTGACCTGAACTGGGGTGATACTCAAGATGGTATAGTGTGGGTTGCTGCTAAGGGTGCTGATACTAAATCTAGATCCAATCAGGGTACAAGAGATCCTGATAAGTTTGACCAATACCCACTACGATTCTCGGATGGCGGACCTGATGGTAATTTCCGTTGGGACTTCATTCCCCTGAACCGTGGTAGGAGTGGAAGATCAACAGCAGCTTCATCAGCAGCAGCTAGTAGAGCACCATCACGTGAAGGTTCGCGTGGTCGTAGAAGTGATTCTGGAGATGACCTTATTGCTCGTGCAGCAAAGATAATCCAGGATCAGCAGAAAAAGGGCTCTCGCATTACCAAGGCAAAGGCAGATGAAATGGCTCATCGCCGGTATTGCAAGCGCACTATCCCACCTAATTATAGGGTTGATCAAGTGTTTGGTCCCCGTACTAAAGGTAAGGAGGGGAATTTTGGTGATGACAAGATGAATGAGGAAGGTATTAAGGATGGGCGTGTTACAGCAATGCTCAACCTAGTCCCTAGCAGCCATGCTTGTCTTTTTGGAAGTAGAGTGACACCCAAACTTCAACTAGATGGGCTTCACTTGAGATTTGAATTTACTACTGTGGTCCCATGTGATGACCCGCAGTTTGATAATTATGTGAAAATTTGTGATCAGTGTGTCGATGGTGTAGGAACGCGTCCAAAAGATGACGAACCAAAACCAAAGTCACGCTCAAGTTCAAGACCTGCTACAAGAGGAAATTCTCCAGCGCCAAGACAACAGCGCCCAAAGAAGGAGAAAAAGCTAAAGAAGCAGGATGATGAAGCAGATAAAGCATTGACCTCAGATGAGGAGAGGAACAATGCACAGCTGGAATTTTATGATGAGCCCAAGGTAATTAACTGGGGGGATGCAGCTCTAGGAGAGAATGAACTTTGAGTAACATAATGGACCTGTTGTTTCCTGGTACATTTTGTTAAACACTATTTCTGTGCTTTCCTATCAATTATTACAGGCATTGATTGTGATTATGTTCAATACTTAAGCTTCTTTTGGTTGCTTTTTGCTTATTGTATTGTTGCTGTGCTTTTTATTGTTGTGATTCTCATTAGTTTGCTTTATCGTAGAAATTCAATAGTAAGAGTTAAGGAAGATAGGCATGTAGCTTGATTACCTACATGTCTATCGCCAGGGAAATGTCTAATCTGTCTACTTAGTAGCCTGGAAACGAACGGTAGACCCTTAGATTTTAATTTAGTTTAATTTTTAGTTTAGTTTAAGTTAGTTTAGAGTAGGTATAAAGATGCCAGTGCCGGGGCCACGCGGAGTACGATCGAGGGTACAGCACTAGGACGCCCATTAGGGGAAGAGCTAAATTTTAGTTTAAGTTAAGTTTAATTGGCTAAGTATAGTTAAAATTTATAGGCTAGTATAGAGTTAGAGCA